TGACGACGTTACTCGTGTTGGGGCATCTACTACACTAAGCGGTTCACCAGATAAGGTATAAAACAATGAGACTAATTAAAGAGATTTTCGAATCAACTAACCTTATCGTTGAAGAACGTAAAGGTAAGAAAGAATATTTTATTGAAGGTGTATTCCTTCAATCAGAACTACAAAACCGTAACAAACGTATGTATCCTGAACATGTAATGGACAAAGAAGTTGCTCGTTACCTCAAAGAGTCAGTTGAGAAAAATCGTGCTTACGGTGAACTAGGTCACCCAGATACTCCAAGCATCAACCTTGACCGTGTATCGCATATGATTACTTCACTTCGTAAAGAAGGTACTAATTATATTGGTCGAGCAAAGATTATGGAAACTCCAATGGGCAATATCGCTAGAGGTCTTCTAGATGGTGGAGCAAACCTTGGTGTTTCTAGCCGAGCACTTGGCTCTCTCAAAATGAATAATGAGGGTGTCAATATCGTTCAGGATGACTTCATGCTGTCTACCGCAGCTGATATCGTTGCTGATCCTTCTGCTCCTGATGCGTATGTCCGTGGAATCATGGAAAGCAAGGAGTGGGTATTCGTGGATGGAAAATTCGTGGAACAGAATATTGAGGAAACACAGAAGTTTATTAGAAAGGCATCTAGCAAGAATTTTCAAGAAGCTAAGATTTTAGCCTTCCAAAATTTCCTGAGTAAAATTAAATAATTTATAAATAATCTTATAGAACTATCCAAGTTAGGAGAACAAACGATGTCTATCGAACAAAAAATCGCTGAGATGCTTGCAGAATCCAAAAAGCTGCAGGAATCTACAGAAGAAGTAGTCGCTGAAGAAGCGATCGAAGAAGTTGCGGAAGAAGTGGTTGCTGAAGAAGCAGTTGCTGAACCAAACGCTAAGAATAATGTCGACGACCAAGATGGCGCTATTGCTGGTGCTCCAGCAAAGAAGGCTAACGAAGTCACTAAGGGTGCATCTGCTCCAGAAGCAAGCAACCTTAAGAAGTCCGTCAAAGAAGACGTCGACGCACTTCTAAATGGCGAAGAACTTTCTGAAGAATTCAAACAGAAAGCTGAAACCATTTTTGAAGCAGCCGTTGTAACTCGTGTTAAAGAAGAAGTTGCACGTCTGGAAGAAGAGTTTGATACTAAACTTGCTGAGCAAGTTCAAGAAATCAAAGAGGGTCTGGTTGAACAGGTTGATGGATACCTTGGCTATATCGCCGAGCAGTGGATTGCACAGAATGAGATTGCCCTTGAAGCTGGTATGAAGTCTGAGATTCTTGAGTCCTTCGTTGAAGGTCTTAAGGGAGTGTTTGAACAACACTACATCGAAGTACCAGAAGAGAAGTTTGACGTTCTCGGCGAAATGCAAGAGAAAGTTGAAGCTCTCGAAGCTAAACTAAACGAACAAGTCGAAGCTAATGTTGCTCTGACCAAAACTGTTAACGAACAGAAGCGTGCTTCTGCTATCGCTGAAGCAGCTGATGGTTTGACTGACACTGAAGTAGAGAAGTTCTCTGGTTTGGCTGAAGAACTAAGTTTCGAAGATGTTGAAACCTTCACAAAGAAACTTCAGACTATCCGTGAAAATTATTTCACTAAGCAGACCAACCTTGTAGTTGAGTCCGTTGTTTCTGACACTCCAGTTCTAACTGAAGAAGTCAAGCACGTTGACCCAGCAATGAAGCGTTATCTGTCTGTTTTTGATTCTATCAAAAAGTAATCTAACCTAATCAACTAAGGAGTTGAAAATAATGACTACTCGTCAACAACTAATGGAAAAGTGGGCACCAGTACTGAACCACGAATCCGTATCCCCAATTAAAGACAACTACCGTAAGGAAGTTACCGCTGTTCTTCTAGAAAACCAAGAGCGTGCTCTTAAAGAAGAAAAGCAAGCATTGTTCGAAACCCCAGTTAACGCTGGCGGTGACGGTATTGCTCTAGGCGGTGCTGGTACTAACGCACAAATGGCTGGTTTCGATCCAGTCTTGATCAGCTTGGTTCGTCGTTCTGCTCCACAGATGATCGCTTATGACATCTGCGGTGTTCAGCCAATGACACAACCAACTGGTTTGATCTTCGCAATGAAGGCACGTTATGCTACTCAGTCTGGTACTGAAGCATTGTTCAACGAAGCAGACACATTGTTCTCTGGAACTGGTGACCGTGATAGCGGTACTGCTGGTTACCAAGGTCAACGTGGTAACAACCCATATGACACCAACTATGACGTTGGCACTGGTATGACTACCGCTGCTGCTGAAGCTGGTGCTTTCAACGAAATGGCTTTCTCTATCGAAAAGACCAGCGTAACTGCTAAGTCTCGTCAATTGAAAGCAGAATACACCATCGAATTGGCACAAGACTTGAAATCTGTTCATGGTCTTGACGCTGAAGGTGAATTGAGCAACATCCTTTCTACCGAAATCTTGGCAGAAATCAATCGTGAAGTTGTTCGTACAGTTTACCGTGCTGCTAAGGTTGGTGCTCAAGCAGGTACTGCAACTGCAGGTACTTTTGACTTGGACGTTGACTCCAATGGTCGTTGGTCTGTTGAAAAGTTCAAAGGCTTGATGTTCCAAATCGAACGTGAAGCAAACGCTATCGCTCAA